CGACCGGACATGGACAGGGACCTGATCGACCTCCTGAATTTGCAGGTCACGATCAACCCGTGCACGGATGTCAACGAATATGAGGAGCCAGTCTACGGATCGGCTCCAATTGTTTTGCCGTGCTACGTCGACAGCACGATCAGGATGATCTACAACAAGGAAGGCCTGCTGGTCACGAGCACGGCGCAGGTCTATCTGAACAACACGTACATCGACGGCGACGGCAACACGCAGCCGGTGACGATCGGAGAACGGGATCAGATCACGCTGCCGAACGGGAAGCAGCCGCTCATTTTGGGCATCCTCCCATCTTACGACGAGCAGGGAAATCTTTACGCCTGGGAGATCGATACATGAGCGACAAGATTATCATCAAGGTCAAGGGGCTGGATGAATTTTACAAACTGCTGCAGCAATCAGGGAAACAGGCACCGCAACTGGCGGGGCAATGCCTATACCCGGAATGCGAGATCATCATGACAGACAGCAAGGATAAGTACTGCCCGGTGCTGACGGGAGCGCTACGTACCACAGGACGGGTCGGGGAGCCAGCAGTGGAGGGCAAGTCGGTCACATGCGAGCTAAGCTACGGGGGACCGGCTGCGCCCTACGCTCTGGCGGTGCACGAGGGATATCCAGCACACACGATCACGGTCAAAAACAAGAAGATACTGGCTGCGCCGGTCGCGACGTATAAGGGGAAGACGCCGCCGAGCGCTTATGGATCAGGCCAGTTTCCGATGCTGAGCAAGGATGGGAATTTCGTCCTGTTCGGTAAAACGGTTCACAACCCGGGCTACAAGGGCAAGAAGTATCTGTCGATGCCAATTAATGCAGCGCTGCCGGGGCTGCCAGCGAAGCTGCTGGCTCGGTTGCAGAAGATTCTCTTTAAACAGCAGAGCAATTCCTCAGGGACGGAGCAGACGCTGGAGAGCGGCGGCGAGACCGGCGAGGCAACCACGGAATAGGGGGCGCTGGACATGCTGACAGAGGACATCGCTGCGCTGCTGACAGCCAATGGCTTCAGCGGCAGCACGATATGCGAGGGCTTCTACCCGGGCGAGCCAGATGACGTGATCACAATTTACGAGATGCCGGGCAAGCCTCCGGACCTTTACTCGCCATGCGAGTACCCAGAGATTCAGATCAGGGTGCGCAGCAAGAGTTATGCAACAGGTAGATCGGTGTCGGAGCAGATCTATGAGCTGCTGCACGGGCAGGCAAACGTCAAGCTGGGGCCGGGGCAGACATGGTACCTGCTGATTGCGGCGCTGCACCAGCCGCAACCGATAGGACGGGATCAGCTCCTACGGGCTGAGTTTTTCTGCAACTTCAGGACGATCAAGGAAAGAACCTGCAGTTTGCAACTAGGCGGTATCGCTTCGCCGAGCGCACTGGGAGCGCCGGATAGCATGTAGGAACAGGACGATCAGGGAGAGGAGCGAAACATAATGAGCAGTTCTATCTCAGGCAAGAATGGAGCGGTCATGCTCGGAACGAACAAGGTCGCCGAGATCAGCGACTGGACGATGGACTTCGACGTCGACAACGTCGATGTGACGAGCTTTGACAGCGCAGGTTGGAAAGAATTCCTGAACACGCTGGTCGCATGGTCAGGCAAGCTGGAAGGTAACGCGGTCCCGGGCGACACGACCGGCCAGCAGGCGATATTCATGGCAGCAACCAATGGGGCGTCCGGCGCAGCGACGCTGGCGGCGGTCTTCAAGATGACGACAACGGTGCCTACATTTACAGGCACGATACTCGTCAAGAAGGTCAGCTACGATGTGCCGGTGGCAGACAAGGTCAAATTCAGCGTGGACTACCAGGGCACAGGAACGCTGACCCCGGCATGGTCATAAGGGCGGGTGACTAAAATGACAACCCTGAAGTATCTGGGACCAGGGCTGTACGTTGACCCGCGCTTCATGGCGCACCAGGGGAACCTGGTCGCATTCACGGACAGCGAGGCAGAGCAGCGCCTCAAGGAGAAGGCACCGGACGGCAGGGACAAGTGGGCACGGACGACGCCGGAAGCGCAGGGGGTGAAGACCGATGGCGATATCGGGGAAGACCGGGGCAGTTTACGTGCCGAGTGGAGAACCGGTGACTTTCAGCAACCAGGCGACGATACCGGACTCGACATATAACAATTACAAGATCGTCAACGACGCCTATTCATGCTTGGTGCCGGGGTCGGTAACGACAGTCAAGGTGAACGGCACTATCCAGACGACAGGGTTCGTCGTCGAAGGCGCAGGCGGCAACATTTACTTCCCGGTGGCGCTTACGTCGGGCGACGTGGTGACGGTTTCGGGCTTTGCGCAGCCGATGACACAGGCCGGAGGCTTCTTTGAATGGTCAATCGACATGGACATTGATAACGTCGACGTAACAACATTCGAGAGCGCCGGTTGGAAGGAATTCCTGAACGTCTTGGTTAGCTGGAGCGGCAAGGCGCAGCGGTACTGGGGAGACAGCATGTTCTGGGAAGCGCTGGCAGCAGAAGCGCCGATGTGCCTGGTCTTCTATTTACAGACAGGCAGCACGAAGGATAGACTGCAGACATACGGGCTGATCAAGAAGCTCAGCTACGATGTGCCGGTGACAGGGGTAGTCAAAGAATCGATCGACCTTCAGGGCAGCGGGGCGCTGTTCTACAGACAAAACTAGGAGAGGATCAGAGGATGCGAATCGAAAGGGCAACAGTGGGCACCCGGCAGATCGAGATCAGAGAGAAGAAGATCAGCGAGATCCGGGAGGAGATCATTCCGAAAATCGAGGGGTTGTTCAACGGCCTGGATAAGCTGAGCACGAAGGATCTGGTCGGCATGTTCGAGGACAAGCTGATTGACTTCATACCAGAGCTGACGCTCAGCGACATCGAGGACGGATATCCGTCCGAGATCGAGAGGGTTGTGGAGGCATGGCTGCGCGTAAATTTTACTGGCGTGCAAAAGGTAATGAAGTCGCTACTGCCTTTAGCACAGATGGGTACGCAGCGCTTTCTCTCGTCGTCGGCGCAGAGTTTGGCTGGCGACCCAGCGACATCGGAGACTTCTACGCCAGTGATCTAGAAGCAGTCCTGAAGCGGCTGCCGGAGATGCGGAAGGCCAGGTCATACAGGGAAATCTACCCGGCCGCATTTTTGGCAGCCTCTGTTTATAACATGTTCAAGGGGAAGAAAGATGCGGCAGCGAAACCGGAGGACTACATCGGAGAGCCGCCTTGGAAAAACAAACAGAATGCCAAAGAAACAGCGCCTGACGACCCAGCGGCGGAGCAGGCGCTTATTGAAGACGCAAGAGCGAAAGGACTCAGTGGTCCGTGGTGAGCTGGCTATCTCGCCAGGAATAACCGCAATCCCGGCAATGGTAACTGTTCTTTGTCGGCACCTTGAAGAAGGCGACGAGAGCGAGCAGCGCAAACGGGATGGCGATCACTTTGGCGATCAGGCTAGGGATCGCCAGGCAGATCAAAACGATGATCACAAAGAAGAGACCGTCTACCCAGCCAGCAGAAGCGCGCACGCGGGGCGAATTGCAGCGGGGGCATGGTGTCCAGTTATTCATTTGGAATTTCCTCCTTTCACGATAACGTTCCCGTAACGTTACCATAGCATAGCAGCACATGGCAAGGGGGTTAACTGATGCCCGGAGCAGGTGGAGCAGCGCAGCAGATATTATTCAGCATGGGGATCGACACGACGCAGTATGGCCAGGGGCTGGATACAGCGGGCAACAAAATGACCAGCTTCGTGTCGGGTGTCAAGAACGGCCTCAGCCAGATGGCAAGCTCGCTGATAGGTATCGGGGCAGCAATTGGGAGCGGCTTTGGCATAGACAAACTATTGCAGAACGCCACGAGCTACGGCAGCACGCTTTATGATCTTCAGACGAGAATGAATATGACATCTTCGCAGGCGGCACAATTCGCTAACATGCTCCAGCTGGCAGGTACGAGCAGCGACTCGTTCTCAACGGCGATGGAACGTCTCGACCGGAGCTATGAATCAAGCAGCACGGCCGGAAACCTGGCGAAGAATACACTGGATGCGCTGGGCGTCAGCCTTAAGAACGGCGCAACGGGACCGTTGAAGAGCTGGAACGATCAGCTGGCGGCGCTGGCGAAAGGGTATCAGATAGCGAATGCTGGGGGATATGGTCAGGAATTCATGACTAACGTCTTCGCAGCACGAGGCACGGACATGGCCAGCCTGCTGCAAAATTACCAGGCATATAATGCAGCAGCTTCGCAGGTGACGGACAGCGGCATGAGCACCACGCAGGCCAAGCAAACACAGGTTGACATGGATTCACTGAAGATATCGATGGAACAGCTTGGATATGTGGCGTCAGCATCGCTGATGCCGATAGCGACGACAATCATACCACCGCTTGTAAAAATCATCGGCATGCTGGCTGTGGCTTTAAGAAGTGTGATGCCCTACATTTTGGGGCTGGCTGCGGTGCTGGGCACGCTCTCGGTGCTGGTACTGGCACGGACGTGGATCATATGGTTTGTGGACGGATTATCCATGATGATGAAGTCGGAGACGGTGGCGGCAGCGGTCACAATTCTCCGAAACGCGATCCTGGCATTAAACGTCGCATTTGAGGAGAACCCGATCGGGCTGATCTTAGGAATAGTGGCAGCGCTTATCTTGCTTGGCTTGGCAGCGATGGGCGTCGACAAATGGCTCACGAAGATCGCACAGGATACCAATACCGCCTTTCAGCAGGGCATGGGACAGAACATGACGACGCTCAACAAGCAAATGCAGGACGCACTGAACAACGTCCAGAAGCTGGGGGCCAGCTTTGACGAGCTGTACCAGGTCGGAACGGATATGGATCTCCCCAATCTGGCTGATTTGCCCGGTCAGGGTGGCGGAACGACGACAACACCGACAGGCGGCGGAGGGCCATCGCCAAAAACAGTACCGACAGTGATGCCGAATGCTCCGTGGAAACCGCAGAAACCACCGAGCGGGGGCGGACCTGGAGGCGGCGTCCCGATCGTGGTACCGCCGCCACCGGAGGGCGCATGGGACTCATTCTGGGAGAAGATCAAGAAGAACTGGGACGAGGTCAAAAAGAAGTTGGGTCAGGCATGGCCGCCAATTCCTGTCCCGGATCTGGGTGCTGCGCTGGCAGCGGTTTGGGCGAAGGTCGTAGCAGACGCGCTGAAGGCGAGGCAGGACATCGAGAACGCACTCAGGGGGCTGAACCCTTTCCCGACGCTTGAGGCGCTCGGAGCAGCAGCATGGGCGAAAGTTAGGGCTGACGCCCAACAAGCAGGTAGAGACATCGAGAACGATCTCAAGGGGATCAACCCGTTTCCGGCGCTGGAAGCGATGGCGGTAGCGGCATGGGCAAAGATCAAGCTGGATGTCAAGAACGCAGCATCAGCGATCGGGAGCGCGCTCAAGGACATCAACCCGTTCCCGATTCTGGAAGCAGGGCTGACGGCAGCGCTGGCGTGGATGCTCAATGCATGGAAGAAGCACAGCACGCTGATCATCGCAATCTTCGTCG